CCAGGAACAACGGCAAGCCGTGGCCGAACCTGCTGTCCGTATCTTCACCCAGCAGATGGAAAGTCGTCGAAGGCTCCGGGGTGATGTGGATCGGTACGGGCGGAAGGTCGAGGAGTTCGCCCCCGTAGCGGAGCAGGCCAAGACGGAGCGTGAGCAGGCGCAAACGAAGGTCGAACAACTCAAGGAATCCCTGTCTGGCCGCATGACACCAGGGAAGGTGATGCAGGCGCGCTCGGCACTTGGCACCTCCACCCTTAACCCAGCAAAACTCCGAAAGATGGCCAAGGAGGCTGTTCCTGGCGCAGAGGAGGACTTGCAGAAGGCGCGCGAGACCGAGGATCTGACGAATAGCGAACTCGCGGCGCGAACGAAGATCCTGGAGACCAAGAAGGGCGAGTATGAGGCAATGGACAAAGCCGCTCGCTCGTCGGTCAAGGATCTCAAAACCGTTCGGGAGCGCGTCAAGGAGTTCGACGTTGAGATCAAGAAAACCGAGAAGCAGCAAAAGATCCAGGCCGACATCGTGGAGGGTGAGCGAAATCGGCGCAAGGAGCTGCGGAAGCAAATCGTCGATTCGGAAGAAAACCTGAAGACCGAAGAGAAACGGAAGACGGTCGTCGAAAAAACCCTTTCGCTTGGTCGTCGGCGAATGGAGGAGGAGCGCCGCTCTCGCGTCCGCGAAACCCCGACACTTGGACTCCTGGAAGCAGCCTCGGAAATGAACATCCCAGGAGTCTCGCAGGCTGCAACCGTTGCCAAATACGCGCGCAGGAGCGCGGCGGCAGCGGAGCCCGAAACCCCACCGCAGGGTCTTGGCGGGCAAATCATGGCTGGCCTTGGGCGAGGAGCCGGGCTCATGAAGGGTGGCCTCATTGGCGCAGGGCTGGTTGCCGGTGGCTACGGGATGCTTCAGGGATACCGGATGAAGCAGATGGCTCCAGGAATCGCCGAGCAGCGTGTGAGGCTCGCTGGCGCAGCTCCAGGCCAAGGGGCGATGGTCAGAGACATGCAGCAGCGCGGCGGCGCAGGGCTCGGGTATGGGGTTGAGGAAAACCTCTCCGACATGCTTGCCATCACGAAATCGGTGGGCTCTCGCGGGATTTCGCAATTGCCGGAGGTGTCGAAAACGGCACGGGCCCTCGGAATGGAGCGTGGGGAGATAATCCAGTCAGCCGGTGGGCTCATGCGCGCCGGTGGCGCAGCTCCCTCCGAAGCCCTCGGGGCGACCAAGAAGATCATGACTGAAGCCGTGGCGGCTGGCTTGGACCGCGCCATGATCACCGAGTTCACCCAGCAGGTGATCGGGATTCAGGAGCAACTCCTGACCCTGACCGGCAAGAACAACGCTCAGGAGGTTGCGCGCGCGCTGGGGTCATTCATTCGGGTGTTGGGCGAGGGGAAAGAGTCCTTCATGCGCGGACCTGAGATGGCGGGAATCCGGGGTCTCGACACTCTGATGCGCGGATCTGCAAGACAGGCCGGAGGACTCCCAGCCGGATTCATGATGCGAGCATTTCAGCAGGAGGGGCAGAATCCCCTTGATCAGTACACCCGAACTCGGCAGGTGATGGAGCGCGGCATTTTCAGTGGCAGCGCCGAGGATTCTGTCAAGAATATCAAGGGGATTTTTAGCCAGGCCGAAACCGAATTTGGTGGCCCACAGATGGCCGAAGTGAATCTCGCTGACATGACCGGCATGACCATCGATCAGATTCGCGCAACCAAGGATCTTATGGCCAAGATCGACAAGCAGGGACTCACCCCTGAAGCAGCGGAAGAGCTGAAGGGGCTCCAGGAGGTCATGAAGGATCCGATGACCCAGCTTCTCGATGCGACCAAGGAGCAGGGAAGGATTCTGGCGTCCGGTGTGGACAAAATGGTGGGTGGGCTCACCAAGGTCCAGGAAATCGAAAACACCCTTACTCAAAAGGCAGTCGAAGGACTCGACAATGTGGCGAGCATGTTCGGCATGGGTTCCAAAGAGCAGATTGGAGCAATCAAGGACTTCAAGGATGCAGTCATTCCGTACCTTGGGCTTCTTGGTGGGCTCCAGGCAATTCAGGCGCTAGGAAAAGGAGGCGCGCTGGAAGGAGCTCTCGGTGGCGGCGGCGCGGCTGCGGGAGCGGGGAAGCTCGGGAAACTCGGAAAGGCTGGAAAGTTTCTCGGGAAGATGGCTGGGCCATTGGCGATGGGAATGAACACGCTAGATGCGGTCAACCTGATGTCCATGAACGACGAGGACCAAGCGAAATACCTGGACGAATGGACGAGTCAGCAGAAGAAGAAGGGTGTTGCTGGGCAGGCTCTCGAAGGTTTTTTGAATCCAGTCGATTCGATAGCGGCCATGGGTAGAGAAATCAACAAAGATGATTGGGGCGGGGAGCCGACATCATTCACGATAAATGGTCGGAAAATGACCAAGCAGCAGGTTTGGAACGAGGCCAACCCAACAGACGCTCGATCCGGAGATCGTAGCGTAGGCGGGAACAGGATGCGTTCCAACTATGTGGCACCAACTAAAGAGATGGAGTCACCAAAATTCCTCCCCCCAAGCGAGGATATCAGGAGCATCCCCCGCGCCCCACTCGTCATCGAGCCGGAGCGAGACAGGTATCCTCAGTCAATTGCACCCACCCCACCCCAGCAAAAGCCGGTGACTTCGAGCGACCGGAACGAGAGAAAGTCGGACGAGGAAATGAAGCAAGTCATGAAGGAGCACGCCAAGGCTCTGCATGAAAATACCGCCGCCCTGAAGTCAAGGACGTATCACGTTTCTTCTGGTAGTTTGAGGAGATAACATGCCGACAGTAAACGAAAGCTACGTCGTAAATCAGGTGCCAGGGTGCGCGATCAAGCTGTACAAGAATGACGGGACAGAAAAGACTGAGATCTTCTATTTCAGCATACAGAATTGCAGAGCAGAAAGATCCACTACTGATGTGAATGGGGCCTTTCAATTCACACTCATTCCGGATCGAGTGTATGACGAAATAATTTCACCCGATGACTTCGTTAGAATCTTTATGGGAGATGATGTTGTTCAGTCAAAAATCCCTGGTGGTGGATTCAATATATCGTCCGGCAAGCTGGGCGTTTCCCTGGATGCCAGAAAAGCCAAAGTCGACGCCAAAAACTCAGTGATAGAAGTTCCTTTTGGGAGTGGTAAGGCAAAAAACTCATACCTGATCATGTACGAGAGATTCTTTGGCAAGGTTGACCGCGTGCAGCGAATGGAACAGGCAACCCCAAACGGAACCATCACCTCGTTCGTTGTCTCTGGGAGATCGTTTGCCTCAATACTTCAGGACATCACCCTTTACTACAACGAACATATTGTCGGATTGAACACGCTAAACCTCTTCAGAGGCATAAGTGAAGCATCGTTAACCACGGTCGATCCGAGTACCTTGCTGAAGTCAATTATCTCTTTGGTTCTTACTATAATACCATTTCCACAATGGCAAATACCAAAATCACTGATTGATGATTTCGATTCTGATGCAGTCAGATCCCAGAGAGAGCAAGCAAAAGAATTTCTCAAGAAATACGAAGAAGACGTGAAAACCGCACAGGAAGCCAAACCTTATGGTGGAAATCAAGAAAACTTTCTGTCAAAAATGCGGAAGCTAATGAGTGAAGCGGGATCGAATGGGTACGGAGCCTATTCAATTCTTAGTCTTGGCGGGTTTGCTCCTACGGCAGGGAAGAATTTCAATAGATCTTGGTCGAATAGTGAGGCGCAAACCACGGGATTGTTGACTTTGCTGAAGTCTCTATCGAATGATCTATTGAATGAGTTTTGGTTCGACATGTGTCCATACGGTAAGCCTAATGGCGGAAATGCCGCCGACAACCCATTGATGCCAACGCTGGTGATGCGGCAGAGGCCATACGATATCAGCAACGCTATGCTAAATCAGGTGAGCAAATACCTCGAAGGACCAGCCGAAACCCTGAAGGAGACATTCCCTAGAGAGGAGATAACTCAAGACGGAAAGTACGTCTCCCTTTCTCTTCATGAAATGACCAAGGGAGCTTTCGCGATATCAGGCCCGGTGAGTAAAACTGACTTCGCCTATGCGATAGAAAAAGCGAACCCGAAGCAAAAAATAGAGTACACCTCAGCAACCCCATCGGTCCTGTCGTATGAGGTTGGCTTATCAGGGCATGATCGACAAAACTCTTTCTACGTCGCCCCTATTTTGTCAAATCCGGCAATGCAAATGACTCACAAGCTATTCGCAGCAGAGAACGCCATTAATGTTGACCTCGATAGTGTGAAGCGATATGGATTCAGATTCTTTGAAGGCTCTACTCCGTATGTGCAAAACCCGTCGAGCGCGTCCGAGGCAAAGGACGGTAGTCACATCGATCTGGTCAAGAAGTTCACGAAGGCGGTGGGAAATTGGTACTACCTGAATCCGTGGTTGCTCAATGGGACCATTGTCTGTAGATTCCTTCCCCAGGCTAGAATTGGAGTTCCTTGCTACTATGTGAACACCGTATCGAAGCCGGGAAGCCCACCACCGCGAGTCGAACTCTTCTACGTCCAGTCCGTTTCTGACGAGTACACAATCGGTCAACCACTGAAAACAACTCTCCAAGTAATTCGCGGTATCAGGTACGATATAAGTGGGAACACGAAGCAAGTCAGCGGGGGTCCGTTTAGGGATCCCTTCTCCCAGAACGCATGAGGTTGAAATGGATCAGCTTTCCGACGGGACGATCATTCAGGGTGGGTTGAGGCATAGGACCCCAGGAAACCCGGACTACATGCCATTCCCGGTTCTCGGAATAGTCGTCAACGTCTATCACCTCGATGACAAGGATAATATCCAGGGTGATGCCGTTCTCTGCGATATCCACATCCCAGAATTTGGGTTCGATTTGTTTCGAGTTCCTCACACATACGGAAAATCGAGTCACGACAACTTCATCGACTACCGCCCAAGGCCAACCACCAAGAAGGTCACTCCGAAGGGTGAGGAGCCAGATCCCTTGGACGATGTGAGGCTCGATCCCACCAAGGTTGACGGAGATATGGTGCTGGTGGCTTTCATCAATGGCGTTGTCCACCAGCCAATCATCATCGCGTCGCTTGGTAGCGTTCACTCTGGACAGAATGGCCTTTGCCCATACCCACGAAAAGGGAAGGAGGGAGGGGATCACGCCAGGGTTCGCATGAAGGGTCTGGATGGTGAGGTCGATAAGGACGGGAACCTCACAATCAAAAGCACAAAAACACTGGAAAAAATCAATCCTAACAAAAAGGTATTGATTCAGCTCGCGGTGGAGCAAGACGATCCAGATGTCCCGGAATCTCAAAAACAGAGCATAGAAATTGAGATTGACAACTCCGAGGGCTCCCCGAAGGTCAGGGCAACCGTCGTCGAAAACACCGGCGATCAGAAGAAGCAAGAGATTCTTCTCGATGCTGCGGCACAAACTACCACCATCACGGCGGAGCACTCGGATGGCGTCAACGAGTTGATATTGTCTCCAGCAGGCATGAACATGAATATCAAGGGAAGCGTGGTGATGGCCATCGACGGCGATGCTTCCGTTTCTGCCACCGGGAAGGCGACAATCCAGGCTGACGGAGATGTGGACATTGAGTCTGGGGGAACGGCGACGGTCAAGGCTGCAACGAAGGCTGTGGTCGATTGTGCAGACATTGAGCTAGGTAAGGGGGCGACGGAGGCTGTAATCAAGGGCGACGCTTTCAAGCAGTTCTTCGATCAGCACCTCCACATCAGTCCAGTCGGGAACACGAGCCCCCCGATTCAGCCCATGGATGTCCCGCCCAATACGCACCTGAGCAATGTGAGCAAGACGAAGTGAGGTGACTGATGCCGCTTACTGGAAGTGACGCAATACTGAAGGCAACACTGAAGGCAACTATTCAGAGTGGGCTTGACGCCGAGTTCGGCACCGATCACGGCTTCGCTGCTAACCATGAGAAGATGGCTAATGTCATTTCAGACATCGCGGCTGACATCATCTCGCATATTACAGCAAACGCACTCATCGCCGGGTCCGGTACAACTGCTGTAGCTAGTGGTTCTTCGGCTGGCGTTTGGCCAACGACGGTCACTACTGGGACCATCTCATGATGACTGGAGGTCGATATGAGCTTTGCTGATTTTGGCGCGGATGTTGCAGACCAGCTTGGTCTTACCGATTTGGTGGCTGGGCTTGTTCCTGGCAAGCAAACCAAAATGGAAAAACTCCATGAGCAGGAAGAGGATTTCAAGCAATTTCCGACTCGCGGGATCGACGAGTCACGCTGGAATGGATTGCTGAACTTTGACGAGAATTACGCCCTTCTCCTGTTTTACAAAGGGGATATGATTCGTATTCCATTTCTCCTGGCCCCACAGAGAGAAGTCATCATTGAGCCGCACGCCGCAACCGTCACCATGGGGCAAGGCGGTGGAAAGATCGTGCAGAGCGAAGGTGCTCCGCAGAAAGAGATTCAGATTCAGGGAACCTTCGGTTTGTATCCAAACAAAGCTGGAAGGAGTTCTGGTACTGGATCTGGTTTCGAGGCTTTCAATCACATTAAGGGAATTTTTCGCCGGTACTGCTACCTGAAAAGGTATGGGAACGTCGGTGATGATCTGAGCTTGGTTTACGTGTCTCCGAAGCGACAAGAGGCTTGGGTAGTTGAGCCGAAGCAATTCTGGTCGGAAGATGCTATTGAGCACAGATTCAACTTTACATACAACATGACTTTTGATGCGCTATATCCGTATGACGGAAGGGGATCTAAGAGCATAACTGAACAGGGATTCGATATGATTCCCTTTTTCAATGACTTCTCAAACTTAGCTCAGATGCTTTCGGAAAGCGTTGATCGATTAGTCTCAGTAATAGCGAATATCGCAGCACTAGTCGATAACGTGGTCGATACGGCACTGAAGCCGCTCCTAAAGATCGCAAATGCCGTAGCCGATATAGTCAACTATCAGGAGACTTTCCTAGATGGTGTATCTCGGGACTTCATGAAGAACACAAGAAGAACGCTAAGAAATATATCGTTCGAGCTTGAAAGGCTCGGGGCGCAGGAGCTTGCTGATAAGGTTCGAGATGCAGAACACGATCTAGCAAAGCACTTGGTTCAGCCAAATTTGTTCGATGCAACATCGGTTGCTCACTCTGAAGCGGTCAATGAGACTTGGCAAGCGAACCTGAATAAGTACACCGCACCCGATGGGACTCTAGTGGATCAGACTGACGCTGAGGATGGTGGCGCGGTTGCGACAAGACCATCAATTACGGAAACTCTCGGCTCTGTTCGTGACTTACTGGATAAGTACAAGTCATCATGGAAATCAGGGATTGATGTCGACACGATCGTCAAGCAACTCGAAAGCGATATTCAAACAGGACTTGATAGAGTGACGTTTGATCGGGATGGATCTCGCCCGAGCCCGAAACCGGGAACCGCATCAAGATCCGCCTTGGAGAGAGAGGATAACGTCCTCACTGTCCAAACCCCAGGAAACTCCGCTTTGAGCGACAGACCAAACTTTGCAATATCGAACACAGCTATCCCTCTTGCGGACGCGGCTGGCTTGGTTCCGCCTTCATTCAGGGAAACATTGTCGGCGCAAGTCTTCAGTGCGGAGATCAATCAAACAATCAGGGCACTAGATCCTACCGTGGTCGACTACCGGGTTGGCAAGATCTCTTCAAGTGACTCAATACAGACATTATCGGCAAGGCTGTTGGGAGATCCTGGAAGGTACATGGAGCTTGTTCTTCTCAATAATCTCGAATATCCGTATGTGGCGAGCGCGGATTATATCATAGCAAATGACTTGAGCAATATTCTGGCATATGGAGCTGACATCATATACCCGACTCCAAAGGTGACAACGGAAATCGTGCCGACTCGTGTTTGGCGAAACGAAAATGATGTCTCCGTAAGGCTCTCAGCCAAGGAACGCGCACTAGGAAATGACATACTCCTCCAGGGTGGCGACATATCTTGGACATCAAACGATCTTCGTTTGGCATATGGAGCTGAAAACCTCCAGCAATACCTTTCAAACATGCTCCTCATAAAGAGGAGTCGCTGGAGAAGGGCACAAAGCAAAGGCTTGAGCGACTATCATGGAATCAGTCGCGACATTTCCAGGCCGATACTTGAGGCAGAGATTTCCGAGTTGTTTGCTGACGACAAGCGAATATCAGGAACGAGAGTTCTTGATGTAAGAAAAGAGGGTCATGTGCTCCTTGTTGTCGTGGCGGTTATTGTCAGGAACTATGATGATCCGATCATCGTGACACAGAGGGTTTGATATGCCTGCATTTACTCCGCGCTCACGCGCTGAAATATACTCTTCGATGGTGTCATCAGTCCTCGCTGATGCACCGCTTACCAGCTCCGAGCTTGGGGAGGTTGTCGACAATCTCGTGTTCTCAGTTTCGGATCAGATTCATGAATTACACAGGGAAGTGTACAACGCCCTCGCGCTAATCAATGACAACACGAAAACAGGCAGACAGCTAGATAAGGCGGTTAGTGAATACCCGGATATGCCCCCTAGATTTGACCCGGTGTACGCTACCGCTATACAAACAGTTTTCGATCCAACAATCACCAAGGTATCGACACAGATAGCAACGGGCGGGGCTGTGGCGACGAACCAATTCCTGAACGCTGACGACACCTCCGGCTTTCCTTCGTCTGGAACCTTGATTGTTGGAAATCGCGGTGAGGCGAACTTTGAGTATGTTACCTATACGGCGAAAACTCCAACCCAGTTCTCGCCGACATCACCACTTCTGTTCGATCATGCTGCTGATGAGTCTGTCGTTCTCGCTACTGTTGGTGATAGATCTTTCGCTGGCCCGTTTACCGTATCGACTCAGGCATCTCCGAATGTACCGAAAAAGATCTACAGCAGTACGTCATCGTTGGTGATATATGACGGAGAGTCTGAGGGATACATGAACATCCAGGCCGCCGAATCCGGCACCGTCGGCAACACTCCTAGCAATACAATCGTTGAGTTCGTCGGTACGGCACCATTCTCTGGGGCCACGACTTCAAATGGTGACGCGATCAGGAATGGGCAGGAGCGCGAAACCGATGGCGAGCTTAGGGCGAGACTCAGGAGGCACCGTCAGTCCCTCAGCTCGGCCAACATTGACGCTGTGTATGAGAAGGTACTTGAGGCGAGGGTTAATGACCAAAGAGTCGTATTCGCTCAGGTAGTGGAGGATCCTCTCCCAACTCTTCCCTCTATCATTTACATTGACGATGGGGCGGCGTTTGTTCCTACCTCCACCTCAATCACATCCCCAATCGTACTAGTGGACTCAGCCATAGGTGGCGAGGACCACTTCTTCGTTCCGAGGGAAAACACCCCGATAGTGACAACACCGCTCGAAAATTCAGCCTACGTTTTCAGTGGAATCACGATAGAAAAGAACGGAACCCCCATGACGCAAGGTGTCGATCCGGACCAGTATCAGGTACAGCCTGATTATGGGCTCGTGCGATTGAATACACCTCTTTCGGTCTCCGATCATTTGGAAATAACCGCGCTCACCTACTTCACTGGGCTGATCAATGAGGTAAACAAGCAGGTGTATGGCGACAGGGCGGACAGAGAGACGTACCCTGGAGCTAGTGGCTTGGGGGCGTGGCTGCAAACGAGAACTCCGGATGTTTACTATGTCAGCATTGATGGAAATATCATCCTCGATGGTACGAGGACTCAAAGCGATATTCTGATAGAGATTCGCCAAAATCTGCTGAATTATGTCAATGGGCTCGGGATTGGTGGGAGTGTTGTCAGATCTCGATTGATCGCTCTTTGTCATGTCCGAGGAGTCAAAAGCGTGGTAATCACCGCTCCTAGTGCGGACATCGTGATTTCTGATGGTGAACTGTCCAGACTCGAAGTCGGGAACATCAACATCACTTAATGGGGGATGCTATGGTTGACTTCGTTGACAAGAAGCAGGAGTTGAGGCGGTACTTCCCTCGCCCAGCTTACAAGCTGGAGGATCAGAAAGGTCTGGCGATCTTGCTGGACATTATTGGTAATGAGCTGAATATCGCATCGGAGGATATCGAGGCTGCAAAGCAGCAATTTCAGCTTGCTAGTGCGGTATCGACATACCTCGCCATTCATGGGCAGAATCTCGACGTTTACAAGCCACGCGGCTCGCGAATGACTGACGTTTCATATCGAAACCTCATCAAGGTAATAGCGAATGGGAAGAAGAACGCCGAGCTAGTATTTGAACGACTGTTGCAGATCTTCTTTGGTGTCAAGGTTTTCGACAGGCAGTATGCTGATGTGTACACATACAGGCCAAATGAAATTGTGGTAAGGATATCCAGAACTGCAATGATCATCGCGAGCAGTCGTGACTTGTATGGAACTACATACATGCACAGAACGAATGACGTTCCATACGACGGCGGCGCGTACACCCCATGGCAATCAACAATCTCAGCGACAATTCCCATTGGTAGCACTACCTTGGTCATGTCCTCTGTTCCCGCAGGATGCCCGGAAACGGGAATCGTCGAAGTGGGAGACCCGTCGGACGATCAGTATGAGATCAAGGGATACACCCGAGTCGGGAACGTGATGACTTTGCAGAGTCCGACATATTTTCAGTTCCTCGCAGGGAAGCCCCTGACTGGACCGGAAAGGCCGGACAACTACCCAAGCGGGTATCTCTACGACAGCTTCAAGTCTGCGGCTATTTTTGGAAGCTATTCGGCAGGGGAGACTGAAATCAACATCTCAGGGGAGACTCCCGATTTCCCCAGCGAAGGGGTTGCTTACATTGGATCGTTTGATGGCGGTCTCCTGGAGGCTAAGGCTTTCAGTCTCGCGGGAGGAGTGATGACCCTGGAAGGTGCGCTCGTCAATCCGCATACGTCAGGCGAGCCTATCGCCATACCAGTCATCAACAGAAAGATCAACACTACCCTCACCTCACCAATCAGCGCCGGAGCCAGTCTTTCCGAGATCGACGTGTTCAATGCGGCTGACTTTCCGGTGGGACAGGGGGCGATAAAGATCAACAAGAGTTTCAACAATGAGGAGATCATTCCCTGCCGAGGGCGCGCCATTGGAAACAACCAGATCCTATATGTTGACCCTGGCTACGTTTTCAAGAATGATCATGGTGCAGGGGAGCAGGTTCAACTCATGGCTCTGAAGACTGATGTCACCAGAACGGGAGAGGATTGGCCCTTCTACCTCGTGGATTCGGATGACCTACGGGATCAATTCCTGAGCATCCTTCAGCGGGTAAAGGTCACAGGATTCAAGATGAAGATTGATTTCGTGGGGTAGCAAAATGGGTATTCTTGATCGGTACAATATCAACTTCGAGGGAAACGAGCGGGTGAACCTGCCGGACTTCGTAGCCCTCCGGGACCGTCTCCTTTCTGACTTTCGTTTCATGGTCCAAACCTTCATTGACGGCGGCGGGGCTCGCATCGGGCAGCTCTACCAGGAGGGGACTCATGCTGGGTTGACCTTCAAGATCCGCAGGGATGTTGAAAGGCGATTCCATGACAAGAATTTCGAGTTCTTGTTCATGAACGCCGTCACCTCTGGGTATGCGTTCTTCGATGTCCCCCTCGCCCCCAGCACCACGAACTATGTGGCTGTCCGAATAACCCAACGCAAAGACGATCTTCAGACTCGGCCATTCTGGGATACCGACCTCGGGGTTGCTGGCGAGGAGTTCTTCGACGATATCAACGTCAAAATTCTCATGGAGGAGGAGTTCACCTCGGACACGTCGCCGCTCGACGAAAACGACGGATGGGAGCCTCTCTTTACGGTCGTGACTGACTCCACCAGCATAACGAACGTCACCCCGACGCAGGAT